TGTGAGCCAGCCGCCTTTGCAGACGCAGAACCACGGGTAGGAGCAGGAACGTGAACTACATCACCTTTCTTGCCCTTGAAAGACATCTTCATAACCAAGTTTGCTAAAACGAGGTTCTTCTTATAAGCCGCAACAATTTCGTCACTCCAAATTTCAGGAATGAAGGTTGCCGCTGTCGTTACTGTCACATTATTTGTACCTAAAGGCATGATAAATCTCCAAAAAGCGATAAGTTAATTACTTGACCCGACCATCAGCGTAGGCTTGCATGATTTCATCACTCAAGGCTTCGTATCTGTTCGGATCGGTCATTTTCAGCCGAATAAGGTCAGCCCGTCTATAAACCCTCTTTCCTGATTCTCCACTACCGCCTATATCAACGCCCGCCGCCTTCAGGTTAGTCTTGCGTTGGGTTTCACCCGCATCGCTAGTCTGTTTTGCCTTAATGCCACGTAACTGTTTATAAGTAGTAAGTAATTCGTTTGCACTATCGTAATCAAACTCACCATCAGCCTTGGCAAACAGATTTATGCGAATAGGTGAAGATTTCACCCAATTTGCAAAGTCTGGGTCTGATGCAACCTGACCATAGTCGGGATGCTCTTGCGTTAACTTTTGCTGAATCTGCATCCTTTTGAAGTCGTGAGCCGCTTGGCGACCCGCTACTACATCTGGATGGTTATCGACAGTCTGACGAATTGCTTCTTTTGGATTCTCAAAGAAGTCTACTTCTGGTGCTTCCTCTTTAATAGGTTGCTTGGTCGAGGAGAGGTTCTGCTTTATGAGTTCGTCCGCTAATTTGCGAACTTCACCAACTTCCTGTGCTTGCTTACCAATATACTTCTCAGCCTCTTGGTGCATTTTTATAACTTCTTCTAGAGTTTTTTCCCTGTATTTCTCAGGAAACTCTGGAGATTGGGTTACTTCAGGGAGTTGCTTTTCTTGCTGTTGTTCTTCAACAACATCTAACTCACTCTGCGACTCATCTTCATTATCAATCAACGCCATATTTTTCCTTTTCCTGCCGTTATCGGTTCTAGGACATTTAACTCGCCACTTTTATGGTTGTGAGTTGTTACTTTGCTCCCACTTCAATCTGTCTAGGTGTTTTCTCTCGAACTTCCCATGCTCTGACGGGAAAGAACCAGACCACCCTTCTAGTTTGAAGTTAGGTGCGCTTAGAGTTCGGTTGGCTGTTGCTCCGCACTCACACTTAAAACCTGTTGTCTCATAATCAACAAGTCTCTCAGTTTTATGCCCGTTTTCACAGGCAAAATCAAATAGTCTTTTCATTCAATTCCTCATACGCTCTCTCGCTGACCTCTTTCAAGGTTCTCAGCCAAGTTAGTATTGACAATTCACCCTTTTTGAAGTGCAAAGACGCTTCATCAGGGATTGTACTGATATTGTTCAATGAATTTATCATTGTGTCAATATCTTCCATTAAATCCTTCCAACCCTCTGTTGCCATAGTGTCAAAGCGGGCTTCATAGTACTTTTGCAGTTCAGGAGTCATGGATTCAATCTTTTGTAGGTTGTCTTTAAGTCTTTTTTTGGCATATGCCATAAAGATTTCTGCTTGTTGCTCATCAACAGTCTTGGGCATCTTCAAACCCAGCCTGATTCTTCAAATCCGCATAAAGGCTTTCCATTAAGTTATCTGTTGGCGTTGCACAATAAAAAGCATGACTTGCTACCTCTTGTGCATTGGCTTGTCTAGCATCTGTACTTGCAAATACAGACACCTGATATTGGCATTGGTCTTTGTTGCCGTGAATGTTTGTAATACGAGCGTAGGCTTCCGTAAAAGGAACGCCAACATTACTTGTAGAAATAGAGATTTTGAGTGCCATTAGAAAGTTACCTCAGTTGTTTCAATTCTGCTAACCCATCTGATAGTGGTTGCCGCCGCCCCTGTCACAGTAACCGCTATACCCCCATTTGTTGTATCAGCGGTAATTGCTAATACCCAAGTAGTCGCCAAAGCATCTTGTGCTATTACAGTAGGAGTGACTGCGGCAACCAATGTAGTAGATGCGGCATTTGCACCCCTTTTAATTACGCCTTCAAACTTCCAGCCTGATGTAGTGCTGCCACCTGTTACGTTAGCAATGCAAGTTCCTTGAAATACATAGGCAGAGTTGTTTGGCAAAATTACTTGGTTAGTTGTGTCTGCTGAGAATGTGTCACTTGCAAGCCTTGTTGCAGTTGCATTTGTTGTTTGCCTTCCCAAGATCAATAAAGCAGATTGAGACGCGCCAACAGTAAAAGCAACAGGTGAATTACTTGCTGAAAAAATTGTATTGCCAACAATAGACCTTGCTGTTCCTCTTGCCCCACCAACAACTACAGAATTATTGCCATTTGCCGCATTTTGATCTCCACCAACAGCCACGGCATAAGTACCACTTGCAGAGCAACTACTTCCAGCAATAACCGCAGATTGAGTACCGCTTGCACTGTTACTATTTCCACCAATAATTGCAGAACTTGCCCCGTTTACAACATTACTAGAACCACCACCTACAAAAGAACTACCACCATTTCCTGAATTACTAAGGCCGCCAATAAATCCCATTCGGGTATTAGACGCAGTGTTTGATGAGCCGCCGCCCATAAAAGTCTGAGCAAATTGTGCGTTATTACTAATACCACCTGATATTACAGAATAAGAATTTCTTGCTCCTGTCGGTGATTGATTTAATGTTATCCAGCCAGTTGCAAAAGCGCCAACGCCTGTTCCAAAACTTATAAAATTTTTAGAATAACATAAATCTAAAGTATGTCCTTGTCCTAATGTATAAATAAGATTTGTTGTGCCGCCATCGTTAGTATCAGACGCATAAATTTGCACAATTTGAGCATTAGTCCCATAGTGTTGATTTACAATTTTTATTTGTTTACCTTCAATGGGTGCAGTAGGAAGATATAAATAAATAGCAGTTGTATTGCTACCTGTTCTAATATATTGAATAGGCGCACAATCATCTGTTAATGAAATACTTGTTTGTCCAGTATAGGCTCTAAAAAAATCCCAAACCTGTATTGCAGGTGTGTTTTCGGATGCAAAACCCGTAAACATTAGTAATCTCCACCAACAGCAGTTAAATGGAATCCAGCCGCTACCGCTGTACCAAATGTTGCATAAATCCTGTAAGTTGCTGGCAAACTAATGTTTAATGGCAAAATAATATCTGCAAGTTCAGCCGTTTGTGAAACTGTTGTAGCCGACAAAGTTCTTTCAAGATACAAAGCATTGTTAGCCGCTGTACCTGTGGCAGAACCATTGTTAATCCATATACGAATAACTGTGGCTACGTTTGTTCCCAATGGTCTTGATTTTATAAAATCGAGCCTTGAACCATCAACTGCTTTGCCAGTAAAAATTGGGCCGTAAATTGTTCCCGCTGTTAAGTCTGTGGTTGTGTTAGCCGTTAAGCCTGGGGTTCCCGCAGTTGCACCAGTTCCACTTACCCAACTATTTACTGGTGTTAGTGGAAAGATTGGGTTTGTATTTTGTGCCATTTAAAAGCCTCCGATTGACCAAGATTGCAATTTGGGAATTGGTGATGATGTACCGCCACCACCACCCGATGAGGCGATAGTGATACCACCCGCTGAATTTGTAATTGTTATGTTGCTACCAGCAGTCAATGTGGCATAAGAAAATCCTGTGCCATCACCAATCAATAACTGACCATTGGTAGGGGTAGATGCAAGAGCAACAGCCAACGTGCCACTTGTCGTAATTGGTGAACCAGTAACAGACAAGAATGATGGGACAGTTGCCGCTACGCTAGTTACAGTTCCACTTCCACCACCACTAGGTGTTGCCCACGAACCATCGCCACGCCAAAAAGTTGTAGCAGATGCCGATGTACCACTACCTAAATTAGTAACAGGCAAATTACCAGTTACTTGTGTTGCAAGATCAACATTTGATAATGTTCCACCAAGGGTCAAATTACCACTTGATGTAACTGTGCCTGTGAGTGTGATGCCGTTGACTGTTCCTGTGCCACCAACGCTTGTAACTGTTCCGCTACCTTTGTTGTTAAACGTAGTCCAATCAGTAGAAGTTAAATAACCGCTAACTGATGTAGTCGCCGCTGGCATTGATATATCAGGTGTTGCTCCACCCGTTGATGCAACAGGACTTGTCGCAGTTACAGATGTAACGGGTGCAGTGCCACTTGATGCCGCAGTTATTAAACCTTTGCCATTTACTGTAAGAGTTGCATTGGTAAACGAGCCAACATTTGTGTTAACTGTGGCAAGCGTTCCTGCGGCAGTCACATTTGTAGAGCCATCAAAACTTGGACTTGTGTAAGCCAAGTCACCTGTAATGGCTAATGTTCTTCCTGTTGTAAGAGTTGCGGCACTACCTGTTGTACTTTGATTTAATGTAGGAATGTCTGCGGCAACAACTGCCCTAAATGTTGGTACTCCAGAAACCCCATTAGGTGCGCCTAAAACAAAGTTAGCAGTCTTACTTGCGTATGGGTTCTGAGTATCACCATATCCAGATGCTAGGCTAATTGCTGGTGTAGTACCACCAGACGATACAATTGGAGAAGTTCCTGTTACAGAAGTAACTCCACCAGCACCATAATATCCAAGGCTATTCCATACTGTAACGCCATCTCCAATTTTTATTTTATAAGTGTCTGTTTCTAAGCCGATTTCTCCTTGTGCAAGGAGTGTATTTGCCGTTGTCCATTGGCTTGCAGTACCTCGTCTTAACTGAATCTGAATAGCCATCAAGGACTCCCTGCGTCTAGGGCGGTAGTACCGCCATAGATAGTATTGTAAAACCCACCATCAGCATTATAAAAACCTGTGCTTGTACCAGCACCAGATAATCCAGCCGCACCACGATCACCCTTTTCGCCCTTTTCGCCTTTTACTTCGCCAACATTGATTGTTTTGCCATCAGACAATGTAAAAACAAGGGAATCGTCAAAATCTACTTTTGCGGTGACAACAGAAACGCCATCTTCACCATTTTTACCATCTTTACCAGTTAAGCCGTCTTTTCCATCACGCCCATCTTTACCATCTTTGCCATCACGACCAACATTACCTTTATCGCCTTGTAAGCCACGATCTCCCTGTTCTCCTTTGAGTTTTTTAACAGTATCAACTTTTTCTGTTAACTTGGGTAACTCTTTATCAAGAAGAATAGCAATGGCAGAAACCTTGGCTTCTGTTGAAATATCGGAAAGAATGACTTTTTTAAGGTTCATTACTCACCAATAATGCTTTTTAGGAATTCATTGTCTTTTTGGCTTTGCTTTTGTTTGTCCATCATCTGCATTTCAACAATCTTTGCTTTGTTTTTAATGTCAGACTCTTTGAGCATCAAATCAGCAATCTTGACTCGCTTATCGAACTCCCTTTGGTTGGCATCAGCCTCATTGGGTAGATTCTTAGTCAAAGATGCACTCATCTTGGCTTGCACTTCCTGTGGCATTAACTGAGCCTCAACAGACAACTTAGTTGCCTCTGCGCGATTCTGTTCTGCCTGAGTAGTGTTGACAGCAATCTGTGCCTGTGCCGCTTGCATAGCCAATTGTTGTTGCATTTGTTGCATTTGTTGCGCTTGTGGGTCAGGTTGACTCATCTGATCCAACATAGCAATCAATTCCATCCTGTTAGATAGGCTCGAATTAGCCAAAATTCCCTTCAGAATCACAGGCAAAACAGGAGTATTCGGGCCGAGGGTCTGAAGTAGGCCAATAAACTGCTGTTGCTCGTACTCTCTAGCAATAATTCCCAAGGTTGCCGTAGGAGTGAAGTTCATATCGACAGAGGGATAACGCTCTGGGTCGAACTGCATATAACGGAAAGCCGCCTTCTTGATGAATGGGATCAAGAAATCCTCTTGGAAGTTCACCAAAGTGCGTTTGTACTTCTTGATGATAGAAGCGACAGCCATCGACATACCGCCTTGACCACCATCTCTAGCAACATTGCTAATCATGCCTTGGGAATCAAGCGTTCCTGTTGCTTGTAACAACATACGCTCAAAGTCTTTAGCCGTAGCCAAGTTATTGGGGTCAGTTTGACCGAACTTGAAGGGGTAAAGAATCTCAGAAGGTGCGCCATTTGTAAGGATTGCCTTGCCTGGCTTTACCTCAAACTTCATTCCTCTTGGCAAACGGGTAGCGTCCATAGCAATCATGGGGCTAGTAGTAAGCGCAAGAGAGTCGAGATGTGAGCGAGTCTGTGCGTCAATAGCCTTTTGCATATTGAACGCTTTTTCTACTGTGCCTCTGCCTAGCAATCGGTTCGGTACTGTGTCATCCTGATAGGTTAAAACTGGCCTGTCCTTCATCATGTAGGGATTGGCTTCAGCCTTTAGGAGTTGTCCATCATTAGCAATGACCACAATGGCTTCTACCAAGTCAGAATATTCCTCTGCCTCAGAGTTATCTGGGAAAAGGTCAACAATGTCTTTGTTTTCTTCTAGATTCTCTAGGTATTCCCGTGGAACTAAGCCGTAGTAGGTCAACAACAAGACTTTCTCATCTTGGTATTGGCTTACCTCTTGGGTAGGCTCAAGGTCAGAGTCATCTCCAGTAGTGGTGATGTTTACCTTGCGATAGATGCCAGCCTCAATGCCTTGAACAACCTTGTGGATAGAGACATACTTCTCAATCGCCACACCCATACAGTCGCTAACCGAAACACCATTGGGGTCAAACAAGAAGTTCTTTGGATTTACAGGAGAAATCTTGACAGAAATCCTTTCTCTCTCCAACACTCCAATAGCCGCTTGCCCCATTTGGTTAGGGATTGGTTGAGTGGAAGGGACATATTCTGTCTCAGTCATCACCACAACTTCGCCTATGCCTGTTCCATAAATCTCAGCCATCAGTTCAATCTGATCAATGGCTTTCCTAATCTTGTCTTTCTTGAAATCTTCTGTGAGTTGACGCTTAATCATCTCCACATCTATGGGGTTGCCATTGACATCTTGGATGTTGTCTTCGATGTCAAAGAAGTCGCCCTGACCAAAGATTGCTTCCATGATTTCAGCATGGCGAGTCTCAACTGCTTGCTGAGTTGCAGGGGTAACAATGCGGCTACGCTCTGATTCACGGGTTTTGTCTTCTACCGCCCACTCACCACGGAAGATGCGCTCATACTCTAGCCAATAGGGAAGGAAGTTGGTATCTCTGTAATCACGCCAACGATCACAATGGTCAACAACAAAGGCAGTTAAGTCTTTGTCAGCCTGTGTAGGCTCATCGTAACTACCCTGTTCTTCGATCTTCACTTCTTTGTCTGTTGCCATTTAAACCCCACTAATTATGTCAACTGGCTCCCACTCATCTTCTTCAACATCTTCAAAGTAAGAAGTC